GGTTTGTTGATTTATTGATTTTTGCTCATACAAAAATAGTTGAAGGAGCAACAAAAACCTGCCGCGATATTGTTCATTCGTATGGGATTGACTATAGCCTGTCTACTCGTGGCCGCAAACGCTCCCATTTCTCTATTCTTCGTGATGTGTACGCCTGGCGTCTGGCCCACTCTCATGAATATAAAGAAGCCACCCATGCCTAGCGCCCTCCTCCTCGACCCCGAACTCCTGGCGGAACGTGCCGCTATCCTGGCCGTCGAGAACGACTTTCCCGACGAAGAGGCCGAAGCGCTGTCCTGGTTCTGGCATAGCTGGGCACCCTCGCCACCTATGCCTTCCAGACTCACCTACACTGACTGGCCCCTGCGGCCTGCCTGGCCGCAGACGGTCTTGCAGCTCTGCCCCTACGTCTCGCCTGTTGTACTCCGTCCGTACCAGAGTGACGCTGTGGATGCTGCCTATACTGCCTGGCAGGAAGGAGAGTCTGTGGTGCTGGATCTGGCCACAGGCGCCGGCAAGTCCCTGGTCATTGCTGAACTGTGCAAACGTATCCCTGGCCGCATCCTCGTCATTACGCATCGGGCGGAATTGCTGGAGCAAAACAGTGCAGAGCTGGCCTTGCTCATGGGCCCAAGCGTGGACTACGGGTTGTATTGTGCCGGGTTGCGCAAGAAGCAAGGGGGAAACCGCGTGGTCTTTGCGTCGATTGCCTCTGCATACCGCAGTGGCGATACCCTATGGAAGGCTGGCCCCTTTACGGCCATCCTGATCGATGAGGCGCATAGAGTCCCATTACTGCACGACGCAAAAGGCGTCCCCCTCGCATCCATGTACCGGAGCTACTTTGATGCCATGCCCGAACGCCCGCCCCTGATCGGCTTGACTGCCACCCCAAGCCGCATGGGGACGCCGATCTATGGCCATCCTGATGCCTGGTTTGCGCGAGTGGCCAGCCGTGCCAGCATGCGCGACTTGACACCAGGATACCTCCTCCCACTGGTCCCGATACAGGGTATCGTGACGATTGATACCAGCAAAGTACATACCGTTGGCGGGGAATACAACACGAGGGAACTGAGCAACGCCGCGAGTGAAGAACGCATCGTCGAAGCGGCTGTCGAGGAGATATGCACCCATGCGCCACAGGTCGGCTGCAAGAGCTGGTTGGTTTTTTGTGTCGATCAGCGGCACTGTCATATCGTCGGGGCCGCGTTTGCGCGTCGCGGGGTGTCAGTCGGGGTGCTCACGGACCAAACCCCACGCAAAGAACGGGCTCAGCTCTTGGCCGCAACGAAGTCAGGCGGGCTGACGTGCTTAGTCAATTGCGAGATTGCCACGACGGGCAGTAATATCCCCCGACTTGATTGCCTAGTCATCCTCCGCCCGACAAAATCCAAGGAGCTTTTCATTCAGATGCTCGGGCGAGGGACGCGGCAGTTCGAGGGGCTTAAGCGCTGCATTGTGATGGACTATACCGACAATTCGGAGCAGCATGCGCCGTTGGAAGGCGTACCAACGCTTCGTGGGAATCCCACGTTGGAAGCAGCACGGGAAGCCGAAGAAGAGGCAGCACGGGAAGCCGTCCGCCAGAGAGAGGAGGAACGCCGGGCAAAGCACGCGGCGACCCTCGCGGGCAAACAAGACCCATCGCGCGCTCGCTATCAGGTCGAAAGCGTGCAGTATAGCGTGTCGCGGACGAAGGACGACACGCGGGATATGCTTGTGGTCGATTATCAATGTCCAGCGAGGCTTCGCGGAAAACGCCTACGTATCTGGGTGTGTCTCGAACACAAAGGCCGCGCTTTGCAGGCAGCAAAGCAGTGGGTCATGCGTCGGTGGGAGTCAGAAGAGGATGCCCAGCACGCCCTCGGCATGTCTCTTGTGGCACTTGCGCATCATTTACGCCACCGATGTCTCGCGCCGCAGACTATTGTCGTCGATGAGACTGATGCATTCCCCCGCGTATTAGAGGAAATATGGGCTTGACATGTGTGCTCTTTTTGTGGTACGATATCCCCATGAAAGGAGCGCATACATGGCCCGCATGAAACATTGCTCGGTGCGTTTACCCCACGAGTTGTACGCCTGGCTGTTGGTTGGTGCGCAGGACGGAGCCTGCACCATGGGGGCAATGATTCGTCAGCATCTTACGCGCCAGCGCCAGGCCGACCGTGAAGCGCAAGCACTGGCGACACGGAAGCCCGCTGTCACCACCAAAGGAGCCTAGTCTATGGCCCGTACTCTTCCTCTGCGTCAGTCGTTTGCCCTCCTCGGGCGTATTCGTATCGGCGCGTCCGACAAACGCGAGCGCAACGGCAAGACCGTCAAAGTGCCGAGGCGCCTCGACAGCTTCCGGCTTACCTCCCAAGACAAGGCCGTGATAGATAAAGCCGCCCAGCTCTACGGTGGAGACGTCCAGGCTTGGCCCGACGCTCCGCAGGGTATTCCGCAGTGGCAGGTCATAACGACGGCCAACGCCATGCGCGTGATCGTGCAAGGGACGGCCAGTATGCGCGCCTTCTACGAGGTCTGGGACGGGGAGACGTGTTCACAACGGTGTGACGGGTGCTACATTCTGAAGGACGTGGCCCACCCTGAACGCGTGGGAGGGGAATGCACGTGTGAGGACGGGCAGGAGAGCGCGAGCAAATTAGTCACGCGGCTCGATTGCACGCTTCCTGACGTCGCGCCCTACGGCCTGTGGCGCTTGGCGTCGCACGGCATCAATGCCACGGCGGATATGCTCGGAACAGCGCGGCTCCTCGAAGCACAAGGGCAAGCGCCCACGCAGCCCTTTGAGGCCCTCTTGCGGCTTGACCAACGCCGCTCTGGGGGTCGCCTGATCCGCGTGCCCGTGCTGCATCCGCTCATGGGCCAGTCCGTTCCAGCTCCGCGGCTCGCCACCCCACTGCAGGCAGACGATGCGGCACGTGATCTGTTCGGGGATCATGTGCAGACTCTCGCGCCCGCGCTGCCTACCGAACCCAACGCCGAGGAGCGTGTGGACATTGATGACCTCATAGAAACCATTGAGGCGCTACTGAGAGACGGCGGGCTTGACCCGGCGCGCTACTGGTCGCGGTTGTGTGACCACTGGGCGATTGAGCGCCCGCAGCATTTGACGAGCGGGCAGCTCCAAAATGTGCTTGGGAAGCTGCGGAGTGATCTAGCGCAACGGGCGAGCCAGGTGACCGCCGTCGAGGACGTGAGCGCTGAGGGTGATCATGTTCCATTCTGAAGAGACAGGAGACGACGATGTCGACACAATGTACCCATGTGTGCGTGAGGCGACACGGGGAACTCCTGCTCTACACACGCTTTATGTCCTGGCAGGAGGCCAAAGACCACCAGGAGCAGAGAAAAGCGCATGGGGCCCATGTCTGGATTTGTCAAACGTCCCGCGCGGCGCAACAGTGGCTCGCTGAGCAGAGTGCCCGTGATGCCGCAGAAGAGATGCTGCAGAAGAACGGAGTCACTGATGGATAATCCTATGCACGCTTCGGCCTGCGCACTCTATCTCGTGCGCTTTCACCTGTCGCAGGCTATCCAAGACCTCCTGATCGATTCCCCCGCACTGACGGCGGGGGAGGTGGCAGACTATGTGACGGAGGTGCTTGACGATGCTTACGACGACGCGGTCGAGAGCCTCAGGCTCTCCCCACGGCTCTAAAGGAGTGCCCCGATGGACATGAGACCCCGCGAGACGGCGCCTGGAACCCCCAAACCGACCTTTACCCTGTGCCCCACGTGCGGCAAAATGTGCTTAAAAGGCCGCACGTCTGAGGAGGGATTGCGCACAGCAGCGCTCGGGTTGCCGCATGTGTGCGTAATCGATGAGGAGCCCGTGTGACAGACAAAGAAATACTCATACAAGACCTCTCGAAAGCCTATGCTGCGCGGAAACATTTGGAGGAAAAACTTGAGACCTTGCAGGGACACACGCGTGCCTTAGAGCATGATGCCGGACTGGCGCTATCGCCGCTGCCGCTGGGGACGCGCCTTCAGTCTCATGGGCGACAGCCCAAACGGTATGAGTTGGTTGATGTGCGGTATGCATGGTCCTGCTTCACCGGCTACGAGCCTGGGACGTTCATTTTTTATCTCATGCGCGTCAAAAAAAATGGCGCGTTGTGGAGCGGAAAGCCAACCACTTTTTGCGACATCTTCGCGGTGACGTACGATTTTGATGTTATTGCGCAGGAGGGATCACCATGAAAGATCACCTGCTCCTGCCGTGGGAATCTCCCGCGCGCAGCTACCCGCTGTGGGGGCGTGTGTGCTATTTTCTGCTGGGGCTTGCCGTAGGGCTCCTGACGCTGGCGGTATGGCGATGAGTGCTCCTACGCTTCCCGACGACGAAGCGGTGCTGACTGCGGTGCTGACTATGGATGGTCCCGAATCTGCCGGGGCGAGAAAGTTTTGGACGGACGCACGAATATTCGCGGCCTTCCTGGCCTTTTATCGTGAGCACGCGCGCTGGCCTGTGTATGGAGACCTTGTAGCATACTGGGGTACGCTGCCCAGCCACACCACGCTTCGCCGCCGTGGTGGGCTCGTCGCCATACGGCTCGCGGCACAACACCTGATGGAGCAAGAGCCATGAGCCGCGCAGACCGCTGGAGCGAAGCTGACCTCGCTGATGTGCTGAGCCGCAGCCAGTCTCGTGTGCTGTCCGCGCATCGCGGACTTCCGCGCCTGAGCGCCGCGCCTCTCGTCACCGCACCGATAGTTCCAGATCGGTACAAAAGCGACACCGAGCGTCGTTTTGCTACGGAGAATCTTGAGTCGTGGAAGCGCCAGGGGCAAATTGAGGAGTGGTGGTACGAGCCCATGAAGGGACTCTACCTCGCACCAGAGGCCACGTATACGCCGGACTTCATGACCTATCGTGTTGGGGAGGGCTGCGTGGTCTACGAGGTGAAGGGCGCGTTTATCCGGGAGAAAGATCGGCAAAAGTTGAAGCTCGCCGCTGCGGTCTATTGGTGCTTCCCCTTTCTATTGGCACAATGGAAAGAAGCGCAGTGGCACTATACCAGGATGCCAAGCGCATGAGGCAACAACAGATAGAACGTGACATCGACCATTTTGTTGGGAGCCCTGCCACCGAGGTTGATATTGACGCCTGGGTTGTCCTCGATGCGGCCTGGCGTGCGTATGAAAACATGATGGAAGATGATACGGCCTATAGCCAAAGGAACCAACGCATCGATACGGCGGTTGATGAGGTCGAATCTGTGCTTGAGACAAGGCTTTCCATGGCAAATGGATCATTGATAACGGACATTCTTGAATCGCTGTATAGGGTGGCATTCCTTCATGGGGTCTGTCGAGTGAGGAGTAGGCTATGACGAGCCATTGCACCGGCAAGGCACACTACCCGAGCGCCGCCGCCGCGTGGCACGCGCTGACGAGACGGCTACACCGGGCCACGCAGCTCACGAGCCAGGCACGCTTGCAGGCTAGGCATCACCAGGGGCACCGCGTGGGCATGCTGCGAGCGTACCGCTGCACGTGTGGTGGTTGGTGTCTCGGCCATCAGCCGGTCAAATACTAGCCTACGCCAGAGGAGCACCAGTATGATTGAAACACATAATTATATGAAGGTCTACGAGGAATACGACATAGAGACCTTTGGCAAGGCCAAGGGGGTGGCCCTCACAATACGAAACCATGGAACGAATCGTTTCATGGTCATTCTGGAAATGGCGACGGAGACGATTAATTTTCGGGTGACCGTGCTCGGCGCGGATGTTATGACAGCCGTAAACAACGCCTTGCACAGTAATAGGTAGGCGCCGCCCCGCGTTGGAGCGGCTGCCCTAGTAGCATGAGGGGCTCGACGGCGCGAGCGTCCTGAGCACGCGATGGCCCTGCCCCATTGCGCCGCGCATCTACACTAAGCAGGAAGGAGGAATGTGTCTATGCCAAGTCCTACCGCGATTGTTACCTGCGAGGGCTGTGTCTATGCTGGGCGCCCGTGGCCTGTGACGTATACGCCTGCCAATGACCTATGGATCTGTGCCGAAGGCCACCAGCGCAATAGCGCCCAGGTGGATGCTCAGGAAGTTCCGTGGCATCAACTCACCACCTCGCCCTGGCCGTGGCTCATTTCCTGGCATCTGGGATTGCCAGAGGACGGCTACAACCAACGCAATTAACCGCTAGTCTGCCGGGGGTGTCTCGTCAGAGCACCCCTGGCGCTGCCACCCGGCTACCAGCACCACGCTCTCCTGGAGAGCGTGGTGCTGGCGCGCTAATGCACAAAGGTCGTCTGTCAATCGTTCCCGCTGGTGTCGCTCTCCGAGAAGCTGATCTTGGAAGTGCTGCCGTTCCCGCTCCAACCGCTCCGCTATCTCGCTCCGCTGCCGCGCTTCGGCTCGCCGTGCCGCATGACACCGTGCTATTTCGGCCTCTTGTGCTCCGATCCTGGTGTGCAGCGCGTGCAGTTCCTCGACGACGGACGCCAGCCCGCGCGCGTTGTCTTTAGCGAGCACGGTCGCGGCTTCCGCTTCGGCTTGCGCTAATACATTCGCCTGCTCTGCCGCCTGCGTCTGACGCCGGTTGTGCACGGTCTGCCAGACCATCACCGCCAGCGTCCCTACGCCCACTGCGCCAGCCGTAGTGCCATCGGGCAGGGCTACCCATGCGTCCTGCAGCCAAGTCGAGAGCATCACCGGCCTCCGTCTTTGGCGCCGAAGAGCCCGGCACTCACCAGGAGCCCGCCAAGGATCGTCAAATCCTCGCTCGTAATCACATGCGTGACTCTCAGCGCCACGAGGAGGCCCAGTAGCACGCCAGGCCAGGTCGTGCGTGGGTTGCGTGCCCACTGGCGGATAACACGGAGCATAGAGGTCTCTCCTTGACTCTCCTAGTATGCCGTCACTCGCCGGAGGACGGCATACGCTAGCAGTGCCTGCGTAGCGCACAGCAGCGCGCGGCCTATGAGCCGTCTGCCCGCACTCCACAACGACAGCGGGATAAATTCAAGCGTAAAGGCGAGGTCGCTGACGGCCATGACGATGAGCGTCAGTGTGAGCAGCCAGACAACGGCCCGCGTCAATCGTGGGGGGAGTTTCACAGGATGACGGCAGAGCGTCCAAAGCGTGAGGGTCCCAAAGAGCACTGCCGCATAGGTGAAAAGCGTCCCCAAGCTATGCAGCAGCGCCCATTCGAGGAGCGGTGCGGTTTCCATTACGGTTTCCTCTCCAGAATCTGTCCAACGCGTACCAACCACGGTAGTAACGCCAGCACCGCGCCGATCACCAGGACGATGCCGATCCCGACGCCATAGAGAATACTGCGGAGCGTTTCCAGAGGCGCGATGCGTTGCGCCAGTGCATCGACGGCCTGCTGGAGTACGACCGCGTGCGTTTCGACACACGCATGAAGATGGCGCTGTTCTGTTTGCAAGAGGCGCACCTGGTCCCATAAATGCGCATGCCAGGCATCAGGCGCCTGGGGGGCATCGTCATGCATGGGCATGAAACGCTCTTGGTTGTGAGATGTACATGCTTTTAGCTCCAACTAATCCCAAAGGGCGAGGCGCATGCCCCGCCCACACTGTTGAGGTCGGTACCGCTCAGGGCCGTGGTGTAGCAAATGATTTCCGTGAGCCTGCCATCATGGCCTGGCCCGCCTGAACTATTCCCCATGCGCAGCGCTGCTGCCAGGGACGCGCTTGTCCCCGCAGTAATCGAATTGCCCGCCGTCTGCGAATTGGCGTACACTTTCAGTGTCGTATCGCTCGAATCATGTCGCCACACGCCCACATAGGGCGTACTGAGACTGATCCCCACTGCGGCAATGAGATACGAGGAGGTAAATACAGAACTTTGTAAGTTAGGGGTCGTATCAACAGCAAATGAGGCATTCTCTCCCACTTGCGCCCAGACCTTGCGCCCGACCCCGCCAGAGCCGGTGCCCCCGCTATCGGCCAAAAACACCGAGAAGACCGTGCCGTTCGTCGTGGTGATAAACGTACTCATATTGACGGCAGAGTTGAGAAGGAACGAGCCGGTAAACTCCAGCGCCGGATAATTCCCCAAGTCCACGAAGTAGGCCCCGCTACTCAGAAGCTGTGGCTGTGTGCCCGCCGTCGCATTGCTGACATTCCGACTGTTGCCCGACTGATCGTACCAGGTATCGATAAAGCCGCTATTGGCGCCCACAAACGCACTGAGCGCGGGAAAGTCCAGCACGTAGCCACTGAAACCAATGTCGAGTGTCGTGTTGTCGCTTGAGCGTCGCACCTTGAGGCATGGACCAGCATACGCGGCTGCCAGCTTGCGCAGAGACCAGGCACCCGTCGCACCCGTCACCAGATCGAGCGGGTACGTCTCCGCTCTGAGGCTGTACAATTGCCCAGAGGGGAGCAGCATGGGGAACGAATAGATGTAGGACATCGCCCCTCTTACGCGTCGGTGTCGGCATTCGTTGTATAGTATATTTCGATACCGATCATTTCAGCCGTAGCCGCGAGTGTGTCGCTCCCATTGGTGGGGTCACGGTAGACGCGCCAGTCGATCATGTCGCCTGCTGCCGGGGTCCCTGCAATCGTCAGCGCACTACTGGTGGCGCTGGTGTGCTGTTTGTAGGCTGTCGTTCCGAGGCCAGCGTCCGTAATGGTGATGGCAGTGCCGTAGGCCACGTCCATCACGTCACCGTCAGAGGTCGCCACGGCCTGCAAGCCAAAGACCACGCTATTGGTGCTGGTACTATTGAGTGTCCAGCGGACACGATAGGTGACGGTCCCAAGATTCCACGCTTTGGGGAACGCAAATTGAAAGCAGGCATATTTGAGCGCGGCACCATCGACAAACGACAACGCCTTCACGTTGTTTTTGTTCGTGGCCATTTCGACTTGACTACCCCCGGCGCCGTTGGTGACGGATGGAGTCATAGCCGAGGCCGGGACATAAATCGTATGCAGCCCTTGCGTTGAACCGCCCGGTGTCGCCCAGGTGGCATCGCCCCGTAAAAACTTGGTCGTATCGTTGGGGGCTTTGGGCACCAGGCCGTGCCAGACCGTCGTCACATCCGTGGTCAGTGCTTCAAGCGTCCATGTCGTATTGGCCGTGGTGCAGCGCAGGACGACGCTGTTGTAGCGCAACACCCCCGCGTAACTGCCGCCTGTGCCCACCGTGGTACTCACGTCACCGCTGACGATACTCTGACTGGCATTTTGCGCAATCGTCCAGCCGCCTGCCCCCTTGCCGATCACGATAATCACATCACCGAGAAGCGCTGTGGTAGGGAGTGTGAGCGTCACCAGACTGGCGTTATTGGCGATATAGCCGTTCTGGCTCACCATCGTTTGCGATGTGCCAGTCACTTCGGTCCAGGTAAGCTTGATATCGGCTGTCGGGAGATTGATGGCCGTGCCCTGCCAGCCGCTGGTAGCGCCGCTGGGCTCATAGCTCCCGAGCGTGCCATCAAAATCCCGTGGGCGGCGCCAGTAGTAGCGGATATCCCCAGGGGTCAAACCCGTGTGCGTATACGATTGCTCAAGGGCTTGCTGTCCCACGGGGGCAGCCAGGAGCGCCGCCGTCGAACGATCGTTGACGCTGGCGACCCACACCTCGGTATTGCAAAACGTATCCGTGTTGGGATTCGTCCAGTCAATCCGTATGGCGCGATAGATCCCCGTGGCACTCATGACGCCACCTGGTTCACGGCATAGCCCGCCCCGAACGCCGTCACTTGCGCCACTTTGTAGTAAAGCGTGGCCTGCGTACTCCCGAAGTCAATCACCTGTTCTGCAGCACTATAGACCACGCCTTTTCCAGAGGTGGCGTCAAGAATAGTATCGCCAGAGGTCACGATCACACGCTTGACGGTCACATAAGTATTGCTGCTGTAAATGGTCACTTCAAAACCGCTATGGTCTACGTCAAACCCTTCTACAAAGCCATCAACCCAGTCGCCCCCGAAGCGTGGGCGGTACTGCCACAACACCTGCCAGGTCCCATCTGTCAGCTTTTCCGCTGCCACATACCAGGCCGTAAATGGTAGCATGTTAGCCGCTGTGGGCGCAAAGGCTACGCCGGTCACATCTGCAATGTTCTGCCCAAACGTGACGGGCTTGAACATCCGCGAGATGCTAGCATCTGTGACGGCCATGTCGACGGCCTTGGCTCCCAGATCGAGTAGGGCCAAGCGCTCATTGATGGCATGAGTTGCCTGGAGATGTTCCGTCCCACGCCTGCCACGATACAGGTGGGTCAGCTCGTAGGTGTTCGCAGCAATTAGGGTCACGGTGCCGACAGAAAGTATCTCGCTCCCCAGACTAAAGAGGTTCTGCCCAGCCAGGAGCGCTGCATCCGTCACCGACGCCAGCGTTGCGCTATTTTGCATAATCACAGTGATCACGGTCGTGTTGTCAAAGGCGTGGGTGACGCCCACAGGGGTCGCCAGCGCGACTGTCCCCGTCACCACCTCCACAGTATTGATCGACACCTGCTGATAGGTTGCCTCGCTATCGTCAGAGCGATAGAGGGTTGCCCCGTCCCATTGCCCGGCGCCCGGTAAATAGCCCACATGGTAACGGGGAGTCGTATCATTCGCCCCAAGGGCCGGGAGATTCAACAACACGGCGGTGCTCGATGCTGCATCCACAAGCGGCGGTATCCAGGGGTCGGGTGATCCTGGAGGATCACCAGCCGCGTCGGTGACAAAGGCTGCGTCAATCGTCGCCTGCAACTCCAGAATGCCCGGATGCCCGTAGCTCGTCTCTGTCACCACCAAGTCGTAGGTGATGGCCCTGCCGGTGATGGTGATACGGTCGCCGGGCTCCAGGGTCGCATATTTGCGAGAGAGCGTCGTGCTCATGGTTTCTCGCTGTGTCCACGCTTCGTTGAGTGATTCAAGCGCCAATTGTTTGGCCTGGGCAGGCAGCAGCGCCAGGGACGTGCTGATATTACGCGGGTTGGGGGCTAACCCCACTGCCCGTGCCAGGATGAAGCGCTGCACGCTACTTTGATAGAGCAAGTCCTTGTCGATAGAGGACACGTCCAGGTCTGTCGGCAGCCCTGCGGTATCGAGTCGCTCAATCTGCAGCCCGCCGTCTGTGTGCGTATCCTCGCCTGCCGCGATGTCGTCTTCCGGGATAGTCGCCACCACGCTCCCGGCACCCTTGCGCCGGAAGACCAACTTTGTCCCTGACTCAATACAATAGAGGCGGTACGCGCCCATCACCTGTTCTATTGGCGCCCGTGCTTGCTCGATGTTCACGATAGCCATGGAGAGCGGGATGCCCGTGTCGATGGCCGCAATGTCCACTTGCGAGGACGGAACGCCCGCAGCCCCACACACCGCCACTAAGAACGGCGCTACCACGTTATCCCCAGCCCGCGCCACCTCCACCTTGTAAATATGCGACTGTCCTGCTTGCCCCAGATCGTCATTTACCACCACCACATACGCCCGGTAGCGATAGCCAGGCACATTGCCCGCGCCTTCCGCCGCTTCAATGGTGGGGTCTGCCGTCTGCGTCGAGCTGCCAGGGTAAAACGTCCAACCGGTGGGGAGCGTGGGGCCAGTCTGCGCACGGTCATAGATCACGGTGTTATCACGCCAGATTTGGACAACGAAGTCCATCGGTCCCGTAATCCGCGTATCACAGAGGCACATGGCGAACGATTGCGTATACGTTTTGGTGATCGACACCACTTTCTTGCCACCGCCCTTCCCGCTCTGGGACGAACGATGCTGGACTTCCACCTTACTCCCAGCCCAGATAATGTTGCCGCTGATCGGGTACGCGCCCCACACCTGCGGAATAGCAAGGCCGTAGGTAGACGTTTGGATAGTTTGGTCTGCAATAGACTGTTGTTCAATGCGCGTGTCTTTGGCCGTGAGCGTATCATAGAGCCCCCCGCCAAGTCCACCTACGAGACCGCCGAGACTGGCGCCGATGAGTGTGCCAGCCCCTGGCTCGATAATCGTTCCGACGGCAGCGCCGATGACCGTCCCTGCCAGGCTCCCTATCTGTGCGCCACCCATTATCGGACCCCCGGATAGGCATACGTGCAAGCCCACCTAGCGCACCAGTCCCCCGTAAACCCATGGTGCACCACGCGCATGTCCTGGAGCGTGGCATGAATGAGTCTGGCATCATCCATCAGTATCCCCGCGTGGGACGCCACCCGGCCAAACGTCATCAGTACAATATGCCCGCTGTGTGCCTGTTCCTGGGGAATCAGCACCCCCCCGAGCGCTTCAATGGTCTGCTCTAAGAGCGGCTCTGTGCGGTGTAAGTGCCACTCAGGAGAGTAGTGAGGTGGTCGCCAGCCCGCCCCAACAACGCCACACGCAATGCCTATGCCGACCAGGAGCATGGCACAGTCAACGCCCACCTGACACAAGCACGCCTCGTGATGGTAGGGTGTGCCCACCCAGCGCAGCGCTTCCGCGCAGATGTCCGCACGCGTCGTCATGGGATCACCTGCGGCAAGCCGAAGATTTTGTCACGCCCTGGCACAGTCGGTTCCCCGCCATAATTGACGAGATTATTGTACACGTCCTTGCACACGCCAGGATTCTTGGGATCACCCCGTACGGCTCGGTACGTGTGCCCGATGGCTATCACATACGGAAATGGCCTCCCAAACGTCAACACCGGCGGCGCCCAAATGGCCACTTCCCGCGTGATGCCACTATTTGCGCCACTCGTAAACGTCAAGAGCCCGCCGTCCTGGTAGTACGCGGATACCTGCGTCGAGGCGCTATCGCTCGCAATCAATCGCGGGTTCGCGCCCACACTGGTGATGCTGCCGTCATGAATATGGCTGGTGAGCACCGCGCCACACCATACATCCGCCTCGTAAGTCGTGCCGTTCCAGCGCGCATGGCGGTAGCGACAATTCCAGGAGTATTGCGCGCCAATACGGTTGTTCAGCGTGTGCGAGAGTCCACGGATTTCCGCCAGGAGTTGCAGGTCTTGGCGCCGCATAACGCCAAGCGTTCCATGCAGGATCACATGGCAATCCGTATCAAACAGTACCGCTGGGAGGTTGCGCCAGTTCGCTTCAAAAAGCGTGACGGTCGCATCATCCCACACCCCAGCAGCAATGGCGGCCTCGGTGCTGGCGTCAAGAAACACCGTCACATCCATCGTGTTGACGCGCATATCGTCCGTATGGTGTACTGTGGTGGTTTGTAAGCCGCTTGTCGCTGAGAAGACTACGCTGTCTATGGCCTGGCTCACATCATGCGAGGTCCAGCCATAGACAGCGCCATCGACACGCACCACATGGAAATAGCTCGCGATAGACGTGCTCGGAAGCGCAAAGTGGGCTGTCAGTGCTGCCGAAATCACACGCATCAGGTGAGGTCTCGTGTTTCCATGAGTTGTATCGACGGCCAAGTATAGGCCGTTGGCCCCTGCACCGAACGCAAGGGCATTTTGTCTGTCATGAACTGCACAGGCACGTCGAAGGTACACGACGCGGTAATCACTACGCCGCTCCCCGGCGCGCTCGTCACGATGCCCGTGGTGGTATCGACGGTAAACGCTGTTGTCGGTGTGCCATTGAACGCACACGTCACACTGCCGATCACGGGTTTACTGATAATCCGTGAGAACGTCGAGCTACCGATAGTATAGATTTTAAGCAGCTGGAATGCCGTCGCGCTGCCATTGCCTACGCCTATCTGGGCGTTCACGCTGGTCGATTGCCCAGGCGCCCAGTCGCGCATGCGAAACCTGTTGAGGCGGCCCTTAGCTACCGCATAGAAGAACGCAAAGAGGTCTTGAACGAACGCATCTTCTTTGTTTTCGAGACTAATCATATACGCATGCAGCGGGTAGGCCCACTCCTCGTTGGCTTGCGTGTGCCCCGAACGAAGCTGGACTACCGTGGTCGAAAACATCGGCCCCCCTTCGGCTTCAAGGGCGATGCTGTCGGGCAGCGAAGGTGTTTCGACAAAGGACATTACGGCCCTTCCATTCTGAGCGAATCGAAGAGGACGCCAAAATCACTCCCGGCGCCAAAATCGCCCGCAAAGCCGCCCTCATTATTCGAGGTGGTGAGCGGGGAAGACAAATCGAGATATTCCGCCACTTGTACGAGCGCGGTAAAATCTGTACTGACGGCATGATACGCCGCCAGGTACGTCCCACCAAGCACACTCTGTTGATCAGCCACCCACAGGAGCTGAATAACAGACGGATTGCCCCACGGAGAGGCCATCCCGGTATTGTAGGTAATGAGCAGCGTGGGTGAGGCCGTGAGCCCGGAACTAAATTTCACGATGTCGATTTGTGCACCCCGCATACGCAGCCCATACGCAGCGCCCGCCCCGCCGCTCATGTCGTCCTGGCTCATCATGCAGAGCAGCCCAAACTGATGCGAGTTACTGTCAAAGCCCAGCGCTTGCGTTTTACAGCGGAGTCGCCCGCGCGCCACACCATTCGTGAGCCCAGCACCGGCAGCCCAGTTGAGGTACGTCACACTAGCGCCACTCACACGACGAATGTTAAGCGACGAGACCCCGACCAGCACGTTAATGGGATCAAGGAATGCGGCAATCTGGGCACTGCTAGCATGATAATCAAAGTCTGTCCAGGCCATTAGCTTTCAAACTCTTCCGTGTAGTACGTTGTGACGTTTTCTAATCCGCCCCACTCGAATTCTTCGGTATAGTAGGGAGTCACGTTTTCCAAGCCATCCCACTCGAATTCTTCCGTATAGTACGAGACTGCATCGGTATTGGTGACGGCCATCGTCCCCGTGAGACGGGTTGTCAACTCTGCCATCACAAGCACGTCCAGTGGCTTCGTGACTAACAGCCGTTGGGCAAACCCGTCTGACTGCCAGCGCACCGAGAACGGCTCCGTTGGTGGGCGCGGGAACGTGATGCGTATCGGCTCTATCGGCCCTTTGATCGGCGGGATCTCGTTCGGATCAAACTGAACGACAAGGATCAGGTCCGTGCCGCCGATGAGTTTCCCTGGTCTGAACGTCGCATTGGCAATCTGGCTTATGCCCGGCTGTGCTGTTTGCTGATGCGCCGTTGCCAGCGCGCGCCGGGCAAATGGCCCGAGGCGCCAGTGCACAATATGCGCCGTAAATCCTGACGTAAGGAATTCGACGTTCCCGCCGATGGACGACAGAGGGATCGTCATCACATCCCCCGCTGCATACCGCGCAAAAGCCGCGCGCCTTGCGCTTCGATTTCGCCCCGGCTGCGCTGGAAGCTCCCAGCGTCTTGGGCCTGCACCACCATCAGCGGGCCGTTTACCGTCACACCACCACTGCCGCGTGTGCCGCCTGCGGACGTACTGCGGCCTGCTGCACTCAGGCTATCGAGCACCGCTTGTGTGGCTGCATGGGGAAGGACCGTGCCATCCGTGCGTGGGAAGATCAATTCCGCGCCACGTTCTCCCGCGAGAAATGGCATACCAACGCTAAAATCACCGCCGCTGGCCATGCCTAACGTCGAGCCAAACAGCGCGCCCTCTCCCGCTGTGCCTGCTGCGGACGCAGACGACACGCCTCCGGAAGCACTGAATGCACTGATTACGAGTTGAATCCCCTGATCAAAAAGGCCCGTCAGGCTTTGCCGTAGCCCCGACGCATCCACCATCATCTGCAGCGCCATCCGGCCAAACGCTTGACCGAGCCGAGCCAGGCTGACTTCGCCCCCGGTGGCCATATCAATAAGCGAATCGGTCACGAAATTGGCCACCTGTGAGGCATCCCGGAGAATAGTATTTTGGCGTTGGAGTGCTACCATTTGATCCGCGATACTTTTCGAGACCTGGTTGCGCGTAAGCTGCTGACGTAACAGCTCTTCATTGGTCAGTACAAGCTGGTCGCGCTCCTGGGCCATTGCGTCTGCAAGTTGGACGATATTCTGCGCCTGAGCGAGGATTTGCTGCTCTTGCTCCTTTCGAGTCTGCAGATCGTTCGCCCCTGGCGGGAGCTGTGCCGTGCGCAAGCCTGCCTCGGCAAAGAGTTGTTGCAAAAGGTCTGGTGCAACACGTGTCTCGCGGGTGGAAACCATTTGTGCACGCCCCACAGCATGTTGTGCCGCAAACCGTTCAGCCATTGCAACAGGCGGCTCTCGCATCACGCGCCCCAGCTCTTCAAGCATCGGGGCTTCCTTTTCAGCCAGCAGTGCCGCGCGCTCTTCCCGGAGCGCGCGGTAATGCTCTGCACCATACGGTCCTACACCTTGGAAGCGCATAAGCCCGCGCGGCTCAGCTTTGGCCATCGCCTCCCCAAGCGCCTCAAAGGCCTGCGCTTCGGCTTCAGTACCAGTGATCATGCGTGCGCGGTCGTCCTGGTTCGTCACGAGCAGATCATGGAGGCGACGCAAGTCGTTTATTTGCCCCAACACCCCACCTGCGGCCCCACCAACGCCGCCACGTAACTGTGCATAATTTTCCTGCACACGCTTGAGGAAGTCCTGTGTTTCGGCTGGGAGATGGCTCATTCTGTCCCCGGCTACCCCATTCATCCCGGCGTTATACCCTGCAATCTGCCGCTGGAGGTCCCCCGGATAGCGCCGTTGTAGGTCACGTATATACATGGAGCCGCCGATAATGCTTTGTTCCGGGTCGTATCGGTTCGGTGTTCCGTAGTCTGCCGCTGTCCCTGGCATGAGCTGCATCAGCCCTTGCGCGCCGACTTTTGAGGTCGCCTGTGGATTAAAAGCGGACTCTTGCGCCATGAACGCTGCCACCAGCACGGGATCAACCCCCACCTGTCCTGCAATCCGTTGAATGCGAGGAATCTGCGCGTGCCACATTTCCTGACTGATGCCCCGGATGGGCACCTGCAGATTGCCTCCCCCGAGCATAGACACCAGCGGTTGTTTGTCTAGTCGAGCTAAAATGCCTTGCATCTCTAACAGGGCCTTATTAAGCGCTTCAACCTTGTCTTTCTGAATCTCGGTGCTGTCTGCCCCTAAGAGCTGTCGCCTATCGAGGGTGGCAAGGGCGCTGGTGACGCCAGAGATGCGTTGCGCCAGTTCGGCCTGAAGCATGGCGGCTTCTTCCAGCGCTTTCGGGCCAGTTACGCCCGGACTTGCTTGTGCCGCTTGTTGAGCGTTCTGTTGGGAGATTTCCCCGATTTTCCTCAGTGATTCATATTGGACGCTATAGAGATAATTGAGCCGCTCAAGATCGTCTTGAAGTTCTTTTTGGAGTGCCTGCATCGTGGCAGACCCAGCAGCACCCGGCAGAGCCGTTATAGAGGCGAGTTGTTCGGCAATCCGTGCGCGTTCTGCCACAGTCGCCGCTAAGGCTGCTACGGCGGGATTCCCAGTAATTGCAGCGCCAGGAAACTGCTTCTGTAAGGCTGTAGCCTCAGCAAGGGGCGCCTGGGGACCAACGCCAAGCGCCCGCTGGGCATCGCCTACGAGGAGTTTTCCGCCCTTCGCGGCATCTGCCATCCTATCAAGCACCCAGCGCGTTGTGGCTGAGGCTCCAAACGTATCGAGCGCTTCATTAAGTTCTGTCACCGAGTTTTTCAGGCCCGCCCACGACTTCGCCAGACTCGTGACGCCCTCAGAGCCCTTTCGCCCTATTTCGTCGTACATCTGCTGCGCGATTTTGGCCAGGTCGCTCGTCATGAGCTGCCCGGCTTCCCGCATGTTCACGAACTCGTGCGTGGTAATCCCGAGCGCCCGCGCCGAAATCCCCAGCGCGCCAGGAAAGCGCTCCGCAATCTGGTTAAAATCCTGAGCGAGCAGTTTGCCTTTGCTCATCGCTTGCTGGAACGCTAGAAACACGCCATCTGTTTCGGCACTCGTTTTCCCCAGCGCCGACATGGAGGCCGTGACGTTCTTAAACATCTGATCGGCGGCTCGACCTTCCAGGACGGTGCCCTTACTGGCCGCAGCTATTTGAATATAGGATTGCTGGAGGGCGCCAAACTCTTGCCCAAGCTGCCGCGCCGTCTGCCGTACAAAGGCGAGCGATTCTGCCCCCGCTTCCGCGCTGCCTTTGAGATTGGTAAACATGCGCTGCGTCTGCTGGAGGGCATCGCCGGCCACCACGACCGCGGTAATCCCGCGCCGCAGCAGCTCTATCGTCGCTATGCCACCGACCAGGCCAGCAAGCGCTGTGCCTAGGCCGCTAATCGTGCCCTGCACCTGGGTAACGCTGGCGCGCACGTCCTGCATGCCACGTCGAGCACGCTGCATGCCCGCGTCAAAATCCTGCGTCTGTGCCTGCAAGCTGACAGAAAGTGACCCCACAAGCGCCATTAGTTCAGTGCTCCTGACGTGCGGAGAAAGAGGCCCATGATAGCCTTGGCTTGTTCAGGGGTTTGCTGGGGGCGTGCGGGCGCGTGGGGCAAAAAGTCTCTGATCCCGTAGGAGCGGCTCGGTTTGCCGCCACCGAGACGAACGATGAGGCTCATGATGTTGGCAAGGAGTGTCGCTACTGTTGCCATACGGACATCCTCCCGGTGTTCGCCCCAGGGCTCGTGTTCAAAGAGGGCCATCCACTCATGCAGTTCGCGCCGATCCACTTCCTGCTGGCACCGGCGTACTGACATCCCGAGGTGTGCGGCTAGGCGGAACCAGAAACGACGCTCAGGACGCCGTTGGAGTTTTTTTCGGCATCTTCCAGTACCGTCGCTACTTGCTGATCGAGTCCGTTGACTCGACGCACCTGCACGGCTATCTCATTGAGCACTTTATGCTCTAAGTTGCCCAGCGCGTCAAGCTGTTCTGGTGTCGTACACAACAGATGCCCGGCCTCATCACAAAGCGAGAGTGCGACCAGGCGAATCGTGTAGCGCTTAATCCAGAAGCGTCTATCTTCCTGGGGCTGCCCGTCATAGGATTCGATCAAGCGGCCTTCAAGAAGCATCTCCTCAAGTTGGTCTTGCGCTGTCCCGGAAAACACACGCAAGCACACCGAGTCATGCAGGCTCTCGATGTGCACGTGCTCTAGCGTGACGGGCAAGGTCACAAGTTGATCAAATGATGTAATCATAGTCCCTCGTTACGATTCCGCCGTGCGTGTCCATGCGCCTGCCACTTTGAGCATGAATGAGCATGTCTGCACGGTATCAAGCGCGCCGGTGACAGAATAGTTCTCCATGAACCCAAGGCCCGACCAGGTGCCTGCCACCGAGCTACCGTCTGCTTTCGGCCAGGTAATCGTAATCGTTTCTGCCGTTTGCGCGATAGGCGGGGCATCGTTGGGGTCAAAATGTCCCTCAATCTGCAGCCCACCGCCGTCAATGATTTTACCAGGGATAAACGTCGCATTATTGAGTTGTCCCGCGCCAGGCTGTGCCGTCTGCATGTGGGACGTTGCAAGGGCGGGACGGGAAATCCCCTGAACGCCAATGTTCGTGACATTGGTGGAAAACCCACTGGTGCCAAACGTCATCGCAAACAAATAGGCAACACGGGCCGTGGTCATAGGACACCTCCTACGTTAGGGCAGGCTGGGGCTCAACGGCCCAGATATCGACATCGGTACTCACGACATAATCGACGTTCTCGCTACCATCCTCGCGGGGCTCGGTATCGACGGAACGCCGATCAATAATGGCCCGGAAGATGACGGTCGCTCCTGACGTATCCCGCCACACTTGCAAAGCTCGACGCACAATAGCCCCCAGCTCCCGCGCTTGCTGGTGCGTGTGGGCGTAAAGATTGAGCTGATAGGACGCTCGAAACACGTTTTCCACGCCCTGGAAGTGCGGCACCTCCAGATAGGCAATCTCGTTATACACGAGGTACGGCATGGCTGCCCCGTTGGGCGCTAGTAAGGGATAGATGCGCGTGCCCACCACGCCCAACGTTGGGATACTCACGAGATAGGCGCGTAGCGCGGTATCCAGGCTCATGGATTACCCCTGTCGCAGGTTCTCACGGGCAATGCCTGCCCGGATAGATGCCTGTAATTGATTGAGCACTTCCAGCTCTCGACTCTTGAGGGCAGGGCGTAAAAACGGGTGTGGTGGCGTACGTCTCGATCCAAGCTCTCGCTGGGTCAGTGCCCGTGCATTGGCCCGTGCCCGTCCGTGGCCTGGGGCGGCATGGCCTTTTTCCACATGCGCCGGGTAGTAATAGCGGTCTGCTGCGTCAATGCCCAGTTCCGCCCGTGTGCCGGTGATGACACGGTAGCCCACCCGGCCTGTTTTGCGCTTCAGGGCCACCACGTGCAGATGATTACGCAGTCTGGCAATATGTTTCAAGGTAAACCGTCTCGCCTCCCGTTCTCGCCGTTTATTCCCACGCTGCCCAGGAAAGAGCTTTGTGCGTGGGGCACTGATGTTCTGCTGCGCGGCTCGTAGCACGCCCGTCGCAGCCTGGCGGAACGCGCTAGCAAGCACTTTACGTTCAAGACGGTCAGTAAGCCCTGCCAACGTTTTCTCTAGCTCTGTATCACCCAAAAGCTTTATATCAAATCGTCCCATGATGCCATCGCTCCCTCGTCATCACCCCTTCTACACGATAGGAGCACGCATTTTGCTCACATGCACACACATGGAGAGGGTCACACAAAATAATGGCATATCTCTTTAAGATATGCATTTCTCTCACATAGCGAAGGGGTATCCCATCCACGGCAAACCGCCACTCTGGCCCTGTTTCAGACCACAAATAACTGGTATGCCCTTCACCATCAGGGGATGAAGCCAGGTCCAGGGACGGATCACATGATGCACAACGACAACGATGTTGCAGGGAGTGTTCCATCCATGGCAATGTACTAGACTCGTATTCCGTGACTGGGGCTTCCATGTCGCCGTCTCCCTCTCTCGTGTTGAAAGGGTCTCTCTATGAGTGATCGCATTGCCTGCCTCGCGTTTATTCCGGCATCACTAGAACCGTGGGGCTGGGCTGATGGTATATTGCATCCTGGCTCGACACTGCACGAGCTGGAGGCTGTCGCTGCTACATGTGCCTGGCAATCTCCGCTCAAAATCTCGGTTGCAAACATGAACCGCCTTCCATTTGCGCTGATCGCTCTCCAAGCACTCTGGGAAAGAGAGTATTCCTATGAAGAGAGAAACTATACAATCCGCGAGGACGCGCGAGCCTCGCCCACAGATTCCAGCATTACGGGACAACCTGCCCAGACACAAACGGGCCACCAGAGGGCATCGTGAGCTTATTCCCCGTCGTCCCCACTCCGACAATCGTTGCATAGTAGCCTGTTGCCAAGTCTGCTGCCGGAGCAATGCCGCCTGCAGTGGCACTTTGAATATAGATCGTTCCCACCGCGGGTGCGGCACCAGCACCCAGTGTGGGCGTTCCCCGCCGTTGGACGGCTAGCGGTTGCCCCGTCAGTGCAGCATGCAAGGCAATCCCCATCGTCACCGCCGTGAGGGCACTGGCGTTGGCATCAGCCAGCTTAATCAAGTTCGTGCTGGTATCAAGGTAGACCGTCTGCCCAGCAGTCACCGTGGCTCCAGATGTCCCGCGAAAAATATCCCCAGTCGTATCGGGCAACACCTGCGAGGCAGTAATGGTAAGATCAGCCATAGTTGCACCCTCCTAGAGAGCTGGTATAGTCTCTATCGCCAAGATATTCAGTTCTATCCCGCGCTCCGCAGGATCAAGCACACTACTGGGATACAAAAGCCGCGTTCCGAAGCGGAGTCGATAGCTCGGGGGCAAGGCGCGCCCGCGCATGGTGACGCGGTGCGTCAGATTGGCATTGATCGACGCGGCTAACTCTTTTTCACGCATGTTCAGCGGCTCAATGCTGGCCCATACAGTGTCTCCCGCCACCCACGTCTCCACAGCACCTCCGTCATCAGCCATACTCTGGGCGGGTGCTTCAATAATCACGCGGTGCCGAAGTCTTCCTGCGCGCATAGCTACACCTCTTCAAGGCGGTGCATGCCCGCGAGCACGCACACCCCTTGGGGGATCGTCACCAGGGCTTTCTCGACGGTCTCTTCACGGTTCTCGTAGAAATGCCCGATTAGGAGGAGCAGAGCTTGCTGGAGCCCTCGCGGCATCAGTTCGGGGTCTGTCCACCCGGCTTTGTAGACAATCTGGACTGCGTTCCGGCGCATATACGTCGAGGGCCACACGGCCCCCTCGACAAGCTCTATGGCTCCTGGCTCTGTGAACGTATCTACCAAGTAGTTCGTGCTGGCCAGCGTCGTGAGAGCGTTGGACGAATCGTAATACTGCACATTGGTTATGCTTTGCAGGGGAGGACGTGGGAGCACGAGACGCGGTGTCCATGCGCGCCCCCACTGCCCCGCCCCGCTGGCAGACGGGAAGCACTCTAACGTATAGCGGAGTGTCGCCGTCATCCACTGCCGCCGCGTGAAGTGCTCCAGATGATCCCGTGCCGCTGGGAGGTAGACATTCGCGAGCAGCGTATCGTCCGCATCAGTATCAATACGGCAATGGGCCTTCACGGTGCCTAAGTCCAGCGGTTCGTCAGTGGAGGGTGTCACCATTTGCCAGGGCATGGGTTATCCTGTCACGCCTAGCGCCGCGAGTTTCGTCTCAACTTGCGCTAGGCGTATCTGTAAATTACGAATCACGGTTAGGACTGTTCGTGCCTCTTCTGCATCGGCAAACCCAAATGGGACAGTCTGTGTCACATCCTGCACAGCATAGTCTGCTACGCTGGGCGCAGTCACGGTTATCGTCGTGAGCGCCGCTGTGAGTGTCGCAGGCGTGCCGAACGATCCCGCGATAGCACCAAGCGTTTGCGGCGCCCACGTCCCTACGGCCGTACCTACCAATACTTCGCCTGCAGTCGGCGCCCGTACTGACACCTCGCGGCCATCAGTGAGTAAGTGATGGTCAGCCATGGGTTAATCTACCTTGGGATCAGGCAGGATAGCCGGATCGCCTTTGTAGCGCAGCCCGTAGAGGATCGCAATCACGGATATCAGGTCCGCATTGGCGCCAGGGCTCGCAATGTCCAACCCCACGCAATCAAACCCGCCTGCGCGGTCCAAGTCGGCAGAGCTTACCTCCACAAACGTCACCGTATTTGCGGTTGTTCCAAGGTTAAATGTGTCACTCGTCACTGCCGCAAGAACGTTCACGGTCCCTGTAATCGCGACTTTGCTATAACGCTCCGTAAAACTCAGGGCTTTAGCCCCCGTCCCGGCCACTGCCGTCGCTTGTTTCAACGTCACGGCAGGCGTGCCGCCCGCCCACGCGCCCTGAGCGATAACGAAGAGAATCCCTTGCGCATCCTTGAGGCTGTAATAGTCGCCTGTTCGTGCCGCGCCTGTCGTATCAATCGGTACGTTGCTCACTTCAATAATATTCCGGCTGAGAAATTCACGAGACATGACACCCACTCCTTTCCAGAGTTGGGACAGTTAGGCGCGAGTATCAAGAACAATAAAGTGCGACAACACGCTTGTGCCTTGCTCAGGCGTAATAGCTGTTTGCAACCACGCTTCCCCGTTCACCGCGATAATATACCGGAAACAGATCCGGTTCTTATCAAACTCTAAGTGCATCGACATATCTTTCTGAATCCCCGGCTCCCCGTCCACCGTGCCTGCATCGCCGCGCGCCCGGTAGGCCATAGCGTACCCACTCATATTGGCGAGCACGATGTCCCCTTGCGTCCCCAGCGTTGCGCACTGCTCCAAGCGCCGAGTAGGGCGCCCTTTGAGCATTTGCGGGCCAGGAACAGCCATGGTCGGGTAGCCATTGACGTTCGCCAGCATAACCGGAATCGTCCCAGACACACCAGTCGCCGCGAGTGCGTCAAGTTCTGGCACCGCGTCACGGTTGATAAGCCAAATGGCGTTTTCTTCATCGAGACACCGTGCCCACATTTTATGCACATTGTCGTCAACGATCGTATTGGCTGCCTGGCCAGACTCTTTCGCAATAGAGACAAACGAGCCCCCGCTGGAGCCCGTGAAAAATCCTTTCGGCTTGGCAACGCCATCGCCACGTAGGATGGCGTTATTGATCGTCTGGATCTGGTCATCCACGGCGGCACGGTCGAGATACGCTTCAAGCGTATCGGCATTTTGGAGCAGCGTGTTATTGACTTTGACGAACGTGGCAAGTTGCCGTGGCCGTAGTTCCAAATTGCGCACTTTGGGCTGAGAATCGGTCATGGCGGTGCCGTCCTCTACCCACGCAGAGCTAATGCCGCCCCACCGTGAACCAGGCACCCGCGACGTTTCGGCATTAGCCGTAAACTCAATACTAATCGCCCCGATAATAGGGTACAAATCGCACATGGCCATGAGGTTAATTCGCGAGCCCATCATGTGGGTATAAATATTCCGGTTGAACACCGGGGGCATCAGAAACCCGCCCGTCTGTGGAGTATTGTGATCCATGGCTGCCTGAAAACCGAGAATCCGTGACAGCCGATCATCAACCATGCCGTTCACCGCCTGCTGATAGACGGCCATCGCAAAGTCACCATGGCCCCGAAATTCCCACTGGGGATCTTCGGTCCAATTTGCCTTCATACGTGTGACACGCGCATTGACCCCACGTGTCAGCACATCCTGTGGCGTAGGGATACTGTTAAAGTCCTGGCGCACCGAGGCCGCTGCCTGGCGCCGGGCTTCCGTTTGCATCCGACGCTGCTCAAATTCATAATCTTTCTTGAGGTCGCTCGCTTCGCTGACGAGGTCGTTATAATGCGCCTCTTCCTCTTCGGTCCATGCGCGGTCTTCTGCGTCAATGCCCGCTTGCAGTTCCTCGGCTTCCGTCAGCTTTTGCGCAGCCGCTTCCCGCATACCCTGCAGGGTTGCAATCGTCTTGGTTTTGGCCTGTTCCGCCATACGTGACATCCTCCCACGCTGCGCGCACCTGCGCGACACTGAGCCGTCCCGCTGCTGCCATCCGGCGAGGTTGCCGCATGCGCGCCGCGTCGTTTACTGCCTGGTCAAAAGACATGATCCCATCAATCAACCCCAACTCTTTGGCTCTCTGGGCTAAAAAGACCCTCCCGTCTGTTACCGCTTTGAGTTGTGCGTTGCTCATCTTGCGCCCACGTTGTACCGCCTCAAAGAAAAACGTGCCCATGCTCTGCACCATGTCCCCCAGATAGGCTAAATGCTCTGGCAGTACCGGTGCCCCCGGAATCCCGACAGCCTTGTACGGGCTCGTCGTGACCACATGCACCGTCACGCCATCGCGCGCCGCTTTGCCTGACGTATCCTCTAGGGCTGCCAGCACACCAATGCTGCCAATTTGCGCAGAGCGATTAGACGTAATCCGTTGTGCCTGGCTGCCAATCCAATAGGCCGCGCTCGCGCCTAGATCCTCAATATGGGCCACTACTGGTTTGCTCAGACGCGCCCGGACCACTTCGTCCGCAACATCCTGGATACCGTCTACTTGCCCGCCAGGGGAATCAATGGCCAGGAGGAGGCTTTTCACCTGTTCGCTTGCGACGGCTTGCCGGATAGCACGCCTGGTCAAGATCGCGGACGTGCCGCCAAACTTGCTCACACCTTTCGTAAGCCCCCCCACAATACGGATAATCGCCACCCCATCTTCTGTCGTGGCATAGAGTGCCCCAGTGCCGCCAGGGCCATCGCCCATCGCAGCGACAGGCTGCATGGGCCACAAGCCGCGCTGAATGGCCAGGACGGCCTCACGTATCCAGTGGGGCTCAATCGCCCAGAGCCCGAGATGCGCCCGGAAACAGGCCACGGTATCGAGTGCTTCTGGGCGTAACTGCCCCTGTGATGTCGGCGCGCTCGGATTCTCCGGATGCTCGGCATCCCAGGCCCGATAACACACCGCGTTCCTTTGGGCAATGTTGGGATAATCTTTCGCCATCGTGGCGTCCCCCATGCAGCGCGAATGGTAGACATCTTTGTGTTCATTTTTGCGCGGCTTCGGGTTTGACATGGCTACCGCTCCACCAGGCTATGCTGGCCGTTGCGTGCTGCTGGCGCTATATCAGCAGGACTCACCGGGCGAGTCGTCAACCGCTTCGCTTGGGCCGTGCCATCGACAATCTTCCGCACGGGCGCCATATTGAGCTGCATGAAGTGCTCATCGCCGCCCTCGTATCCGTTCATATCCTCAAGCTCAAGCACATCGTTGGGGCTATAAATCCCGTTGGCAATCATGGTACGGAAAAACTCCGCCCGTGCCGCACTATCCCCACGCATGAGCGCATTGACCGTATGCTTGGCGTAGTACGGAGAGTCTACGCCTAACAGTTTCACCTGTATTTCTTGCTCAATCAACGTCAGCCATGCGCCCAACGTGTCCGTAGCATAGGCAATATTTTCCTGCTCCATATTAGCATAATGCGCGTATTCCAGATCCCCGACCTTCGTAAGGGGCATGCGAAACCAGCGGGCAATCTCACGGACCTGAAACGTTCGCGTACTGAGGTACTGCGCTTGCTCAGGGGGGATAGCAATCGGGGAAAACTCAATGCCGTTCTCCAGCAGCAAATATTTCCCCGCATTGCTAGGGCCTCGGTAGCTCTCCATGCTCTTGCGCAGGTTATCCTTGCTCGGATCACTCAGGGCAGTCGGCACTGTGAGAATCCCGCCTGGCGTGCTGGCATTGCCGAAAAACGACGCGCCATAGTCCTGTGCGGCAATCGAGAGCCCCATGCTTCGCGCCGCAATTTGCAAAATACTCATGCCCGTGAGGCCATCCTGCGACAGCCCTTTGAAATGGAGCATATCGGACGCAGGGACGATCTGTGTCGGATGCCCGCGTTGCGTGATATCGTAGAGGAGCTGCCCATCAGTGCCGCGTCGTGCCGTCACGCAGGAGGGATACAGCGGGTGCAGGCCAGTCGGTTGGCCTTCCTGTCCGGGTATCATGCTCTGATCCCGCAGAATGAGCGCATAGGCGTTACCCCAGCCGAGCACGTGATACATGAGCAAGCGCCGCAAGACAAACGCGGTCATGTCGTCGTTAGCTTGGCGATTGAGGACCGTCCAGAGCCCGTGATCCCGGCGCTTCTCGCGCCTGCCGCCCACCTCCTGATAGATCGGTAACGGCAATTTCGCAACATCTTCCGCAATAGAGCGGATGCAATCATAATAGGCGGCAAGGCCGAGCATCGTTTGATGTGAAACAGACACGCCCGCGCTGACCTGCTGCCCCCCGAGAGACCACTGGCTCACCCACGCAGTCGGATTCGTCAGGTCACTCAGCGCACTAGCAGCCCGAAGCTGCGTCGGCAGCAACAGCCCACCGCTTGACTGCTCATAGCCTGGGGGAATCGCCTGATCCATCCTGCCTCACAACAAAAAAGGCGGCACCGGAAGTCTTGAAGACTTCTCAGTGCCGCCACATGGGGTAGGCACACAGTACATTATTGCACTAGCATACCAGGACTATAACACTAATTCAAGGCTCACCTTAACGACATTGCGATGGTAGCGCAGATGCACCGCGCCTGCCCGGTGCCGCGCCAGAGTTGTCTCATGGGCCAGCAGCGCTTCAACCAGCACACGCACCTGTGGATGCAGCGCGTCGAGACACAGCAGGCCGGGAGAGGGCTCGGGATACTCAAGCACGTCTGCGACAGGCTCTATTTCCCCATTGCTCCAGCGCTTCGCCATAGTGGTACTCCTAGCCAGAGAGAGGAAATACAGCGATAGGCGGGCGATGGCCGTTAGCGCGCAAGGGAAGCCACCATCTCTATCCAGTGGGGCCACCGCCATCCCTCATGGCATCCCCATTGCGAGGGCCGCAACCCCCTCGCTCTCTCTGTATTCCCCATCAAACTTTTAGTACTAGAGGATCAGCGGCCCTGCTGTATCGTACAGGGTGCTCGCCATGTCAATCGGCCTAGCCATCGCTCGCCCCAGCGCCATAATAGCCGCCACAATCGGGTCAATTTTATCGCTCGACTTCTGCTTGTCCGGCTTCACGGTGCCTGCTGGCCCTTGCTGCACGTACACATTGCCTGCTGCCCAGCGGACAAGCCGATTGCCCCCATGATGAAACTCCCCACGATTCACGAGCCGCCCCAGTTCGTCCGTGGGCGCCGCCATGGACTGAAAGCCCTGCCCAAACGTGACTACCTGAAATCCGTCAGCTAGCAACTCCTGTGAGAGTTGCGCACCCTGGAATTTACGATCGACCGCAAGTTCCATGATGCCGTAATCGTCTGCAATCGCATTGAGCGCAGCTCGAATGACTCCGTAATCGGTCTCGTTGCCCTCAGTAGTGAGCAATTCCCCGCGTGCGAGCGCATCGAGATAGACATTGTCGCCCTTCTGGGCACGCTTTTTTGCCGTGTCTGCGGGCGCCCAGTTCCACCAGCGCGCCGCGTAGCTCCCGTCATCGTTCGGAAATACCAAGCACAGGGACGTGAGGTCAGACGTTGCCCCGAGATCCAGCCCGCCCCAACAGGTACGCCCCAAGAGGTCGTCTGGCGCTTCATGCCCCGCTGATGCGTCCCACCGAGCCATATCCAGCCACAGCGCGGCCTGTTTCGTGCGGACATTCAGGTGTAAGCGTAAAAATGTCGGCAAATAGGCCGGGATGGCTTGCGCCCGCTGCGCTTCAGCTCGCAGGTAATCCAGGGACACACTCACGCCTAGGTTTGGGTTGGCAATCGCCCAGAGCTTTTCATCCTGGTATACTGCCGGGTCGGTATAATCCAGCTCCATGCCCTTGTAGAGCCGTGGCGCTTCGTAAATCACGGGCAAAAACGCCGTGTTGGCCCGCCCATCACGTACCTGGCAGGCATAATCGTACAGTTCGTTGCAGATCGAGGGCCGGTCAAAGTCTGCCGTGGTGATGTAAATGAGGAGCGGCTGTTGCCTGTTCGCGCTGGCGGTGGAAGTCCGCAGCACATCGACGAGATTACGGTCAGGCTGCACGTGTAGCTCGTCAATAATCCCCAGATGCGTATTCCCGCCGTGCTTGGTCTCTGCATCGGACGAAATGACCCTTAGAAAGCTGTAGTCCTGTTCAATCACGATGCTTTTCGACTGTCCTGCTGCCGCGTTCCCCCCATAAATCTTACAGCGTCGCTTAAGGTCAGGGTCGTTCTCGACCATGCCTTTGCAGTAGCGGAATAGGTTTCCAGCCTGCTCTCGCTCGCCCGCCGCCACGTAGTTCTGCTGGCCTATTTCATTGTCGCAGAACAGTACCGCCATGCCGAGCCCCGCTACAATAGGGGACTTCCCGTTCTTGCGTGGCTCATAAATGAGTACTTCTCGGTAGCGCCTTACTGTGCGTCCTAGTGCATCGACACGTTGCCAGCCGAAAATGTTGGCAATGACGGCCTGCTGATGCTTCTCCAAGATGAACGGCTGCCCGGCCTTGGCGCCCTCGATATGGTGCAGGCACTCGGGGAAAAAGTCGAGGTAGCGTTGCGCTATGGTTTCCTCGAACCACGCATCTTCCCGCGTGGCAATGGCATCATAGCCTGGGATCAGGCGCAGCAGGGGGGTCATGGAGCGCCAACGTGTGCCGTGGTACCAGCCAGGCTTCGTCGCAGGCTTAGGCGCTGTCACGGAAAAACCGCTGTTTACTTTTTTTGGCCGTGGGGTCAGTGTCGGCATATATCTTTCCTGCCGCAGCATTGAGGAGACCAATACCCGCCCGTGCAGACGGGCTCAGACCAAAACTGTGTTCGAGTCGGTGAAGTTGGGCTGCCAGGTTGCTCGCAATATACGTCTGCGGGAAAGCCTGGAAGCCGTATACGTCTCCCTCTTTGTTTTTGAGCGGGTAGGTCTCCCCGTACTGCTTGATAAACGATTCGGCTTTGACCCACCGTTGGTGTAAACGCACGTAGCGCCCGAGGGCAAGCCCATCGAGCTTCGCCAGGATGCCAATTGCGGCTAACTCCGTGCACAGAAAGTCCCACACTGGACGCACTTCCGCGTCGAGCCATGCTGGAAAGTCGGGCACGCCCGGCGCTGGCATGGGTTCGCGCTTGCGATAGGTGGCGTCCTTGGAGTGACGGAGTTGCAGTATTTTTGTTGGCAACGGTTTTGCGCCACGAGCGCCCATCTAGGTTCCTTTCTCTACGAGGTGCATGCCATATTCATTGATCCCCTGGGGTATCTCGACTCCAGGCTTCAACCTGAGCTTATTGGACCGGAAGCGCGAATAGTCTACCTGGTGTTGCAGGGTGCCCTTGCAGCTCAGTTACTGGGATGCGTCGAAACTCTGTGA